AAGATTCTGCTTTAGGATCAGGAGGCGCAGGACGAGATTGCTGTTCTTGTGGATAGTCTTGTGAAAACTGTTGTGGTGCAACCACTTGTTGTTCTCTAACTGCTCTGCTTTGATTGAGTGCCTGTACGCGTTGGGCCTCTACCGCAAGAGCGGCTAGTTTTTGTTGTGCTTCAACTTGTTTATCTGTGTTTTGTTCTTCGTTTGCTTGGCGTAGTAAATTTTTTGTTGCTTCGGTTTCAGCTGTGATTCGATTAGCTTCTGAAACAATATAATTGCTGTCTATGTTCTGCTTTTGTTGTTTTAGTGTTGAGTTTTCTTTGTGCACGTTTTGCGCGTATTGTGTTGCTGCTTGTTCTCTTCGTTCCGCTTCTCGTAGTCTTCCTGTTAGTTTGTCAATTCGTTTTTTTACGTTCTTGCTGTATTCTTCGTGCTCGTCTTTTTCTTCTACGGCCTCTACTGTTTCTTCTGGTTTGTTCTCCAAAATTGGTTTTGAAGGCGTTACGGCCTCAAAAGAAGGAACGGCGTCTTCCGATAGTTCTACGTCTACTTCAGGGCCTGTATCATCAATTGGTACAAGCTCTTCAGCTGCATTTAAGTTTAGTTTATGTTTTGGCATGGGTCTTTCCTCATGTTTTAATATTGATGCAGAATTGCTTCTGGGTCTGCTACTCTTGCAATGATTTCATCATCGTTGAGTATTTTTATTTCACCGCCCTCAATTTGAAAACGAGAACCGGCGTATCGTCCAAACAATACCCAATCCCCTTCTTCGCACCAAGGTCCAGTAGAAAATCTTTCTCCGTTATAGGCCAAAGGACCTATTTTTAGGACATAGCCTAGAACGGTGTTTATTTGCTGTCTTCCAAGTGTTTCGTCTGTTAGCTCAATTCCTCCTTTTGTGGTTCTTTTACCTCTGTAAGGAAGAACCATTATTCGCCACCCTGTTGGTTCAGGAAGCTCGTCTAATAATGAGGTTTCTATTTTTTCGGGGTTTAAAGTTGTGCCTTCATCATAGGCTTTTTCCAAAGGGGTTTTGTTGTCCTCTTCTTCTGCCCATTTTTTTTCTAGTGCTGTATTAGTCATATTCTATATCCTGATTTTTTAGAATGCTTCTAATTTCTTCGCGAATGAAGTTAAGCGCTTCGATATGACCAACAAGGTTTCGATAATGAGCCCAATCTTTTACTTCGCCATTGGTCATCATTTCTTGTATTTGCTGTTCTTTTTTTCCTATTGCGCGCGTTGCAGCCGTCGCGAAATCTAAAATGTCTATATTTTTCTCCTCAACCTCTCATATACAGGGTTGTGTATTCCATAACCGCCTGGAACCGGAATAGTTGTTATTCCTCCCATGTTCGGAACGCCTGACGGTCCGTATGGGTCCGATTGGTATTGACCACTTTGATAAGGATTGTATCCTGTTCTATCTCCATAAACCATATATTGTTTAGACATTTCCGCTTCTTGAGCGGCTCTTGCTGCTTGTGCTGCCTTCATTTCTTCAATCATTGCCTGCATTTCTTCCATAGTCATGCCTTGCACAGGTGTTGTTTCCGGTCCTGGAGGTGTTTCCGGTCCCGGAGGTGTTTCCGGTCCTGGTGGAGGTGTCGATCCAATTGGTGGTCCCGGAGGGAACCCTCCTCCAGGAGGTGTATATGGAGGTGGAGGTGTTCCTGGTCCTGGAGGTGTTCCTGGTCCTGGAGGTGTTCCTGGTCCTGGAGGCATAGGTAGTGGTGGTGCTGGAGTTGGATCGGGGGTTTGAACTTCAGGTACATCCACAGTATCGCTCCATCCTCCTGGAGGCGGAGTCTCTTCTAGTGGAGGAGTAGGCGGCATAAAATCTTCTACCCAATCTTCTTGTGGAGGAGTTACAGGAATGTCCCAGCCCATGTTGTCTACGGCGGTTTGTGGATCTGGAGAAGGTTGTCCTAAATTTGGATCAAAAGGCGGGGGACCAACAGGTTCTGGAATCCGAATAGGTTGTCCTCCAGGGATCCTACCAGGTGGTCTAGGTCCTATAGGTCTGTCAGCATCCATTGGTCTTCTAGGTGGAATAACTTCTTGTGCTACCTCTGGTGGAAGCGTCGGTAATACCTGTTTTATTGTTTCAGGAGGTAACGAAGGTACTACTTCTTTTACTACTTCTGGTGGAAGCGTCGGCATTACTTCTTTTATTGTTCCAGTACCACAAAAAGGCAACACCTCTTTTATTGTTTGAGGAGGTAAAGAAGGTATTACCTCTTTTATTGTTTCTGGTGGAATTTTAGGGGTTACTTCTTTTATTGTTCCAGTACCACAAAAAGGCAACACCTCTTTTATTGTTTGAGGAGGTAAAGAAGGTATTACTTGTTTTATTACTTCTGGTGGAATTTTAGGAACTACTTCTTGTAGTGCTTTAGGAGGCAACGAAGGAAGAACCTGTTTTACTTTTTCTACTTCTCCGGGAGCAGGGATATTAAAACGAGGATTATCTCCTTCAAATCTTGTCGGTCTTAATCTTGTTTTCCTTTCAGGAAGCATAGACATAATGCCTGGACCTGGCCTCATCTTTTTACTTCCCATGAATCTACTTGCCATCTTTCTTGTTCTCTTTCTTGTCTTTTGCTATACGCTCTCTTTCAACCCTAGCTTTAAGGACTGCCATGTCTTCTTGAGAACCGATCTTTTCTTCTTCCATTTTCAGCTTCAGAACCGCTATGTCTTCTTGAGATTTTAGCTTTTCTTCTTCTGATTGGTCCTTTTGTTTAAGTTTTGCTTTATCTAAAGCAAGCTTTTTCTCGGCGATTTCTTTATCGTCTTGGTTTTCTTGCTCTCTGATCTGCAACTCTTGTGCTTTCAATTGTACCACTCCATCATCGGGTGGTGTCAAGATCTCTTCAAGAGCAGGCATTATTGTTTCCATTAATTGTAGCTCGATTTGTGCCTTGAGCGCTTCTTTTTCTGGGTTAGGTGGAGGAGGTTGTTGTCCAGGTGGCACTGGTCCTCCTTCTTGCATTTGCGGAGGCATCATGCCGTTTGCTCCTGGTGGCATAGCTTGTTGTTCCGGCATTTGTTGGTCGGCAATCTTTTGCGCCTCTAGTGATATGTGCTGAAAGATGTGTGAAACCAAAGATGGAACCGTTGCCGGATTCATCATGGCCACAGGACTTTCTAATAGGGTTAGGTGCGCCTCAATATGCGTCATGTGTTCCTGTTCAGGAAACGCAGTAGCAGGAGCACCCATTAATGCTGCACCATTTTCTTGCGCCGGGTCCACAGGAGCGGGAGGTGGTGGATCGGGCATTAATAATGCGTCAATGTTTTCTGAGCCTAACGCTTCGTACATTCGGCGATAGGATTCTTTAATATTATGTATTTCTGGATTGCTTTGTACTAATTGCAGCTCTTGTTGTGCGAGCGAAATTCTTTGGCTCATTGAGAAGAAGTTTGGATCAGATACAGGAAGCACATCAACGCGACCGTCAAAGTCTTGTTGTTTAATCATTTGATCCCCACCAGCTACTTGATACGGATACTCTGGTGGTAAAAACTCTGAGAACAACCTAGCTAGTATTTTAAACTCTGTTTTTTGTGCATAGTGTAATCGCTTATGGACCGCCGACATAACTCTTGTGCCTTGTTCCAAAAGTGCCATGGTGGTACCAACAGGGAGTTCTTGGTTGCCTTCGCCAATTTGTAAATTAGCAAGGGAAGCAAATCTTTGTCCCGCTTCAACACAAGACCCCATCAAAGCAAGTAGGGTTTGTGAGGGTTCTTTATACGGCAAAGGTATTAAAGAATCTCGAAGGGCTCCGCCTGGTGCGTCAACATCTCTAAACTCCCCTGGCTCTAATGGAGTTTCGTCGTCCCTGATTCTTAGTCCTCTGGCTTTAAAACCAGCGGGAAGGTTAGCGAGCGTTCCAGCATCAATAAGTTGTCTTAGTGCTCCGGTTGCGGTTCTTGATAAACCACCGATCATGTGAATTAAGCCGAACCCGTAGAAACCCAGTCCTGGGAGAAATTTATAATGAACGAAGTATTGAATTTTTGTTTTCAGTGGATCGTTCGGATTGTAGTTTCTACGGATCGCTAATACCTGATTTGAAGTTCTATCAACGGTGATTATATAAGGGAGATGAAAACCATCCGAGTCTTCAAAACCAGGTATGTCCATGGACACATGAAACTCTAAGAGCTCATACATCATTTCATTGGCGCTTGTAGTTAGTCCTTCAAGCTCATTTACTTTGTCTTTTGGTTTGCCAGTAATATTTGTTTCACTGGGTTCTAATGGAATGTCTCGATAGAAACCAGCCACTTGTTGTGTACGCACTTCGTTGTACGTCATTTTTACAACGTGTGTCACTCTTTCGCAGGTTTCAATGTCACTGGCTGTGTAGGGAACGACTAAATCTTCAGTGGGTACAAAAGTGCTTACAGCTCGTTGTTTACTTGGATCAAAATAGACTTTCTTAAAAGCAGAGCCTGCTAGGGGCAAATAAAACAGTAATTGGTCCATTTCAGGGGTGTATTCCTGCATTACCGAGGTAATTTGGTAGTTCATAAACTCTTGCACGCGTTGTGCTTGAGCCTCACTATCTGGGTTTTCAAGACCCATTATTCTGGTTTTTACCGGTCCTTTTGCAGGGAGCAGCTCTTTAAAGGCTTGGGCTTGGAAT